AGAAGAACAGATACACGCCCATACAAATATCAAGCGAGCATGATCGATGAAATTCAGAAGGTATGGGATGGAAGGAGAAAACGATGAGAACAAAACGAAGAAGAAAAACGAGGGTACAATTCATTCCATTTTTGAAATGGATGCTAGGATGGTACATTTTAGCATTTGGAATCATTATCGCAATGATGAGCATTGTGCTCTTGATTGGGGAGGCGAATCATCAACACACAAACAAAGTAAATCTGATTATGAGCAATGAATATATCGAACCTGATTTTCAGGATACGTGGAAAGAAAGAGGAAATTAAAATGATTGAACTAATTCAGGGTAATGTATTCAGAAATAGAGTGGTTATTGGTAGTTACAAAGACATTGGAGATAACGAGTATAACGTTTATTTGATTGATAAAGGGGGGTTAAAAACTAAGTATCAAGTACGAGGTTTTGACAATATCTATCAAGTGATTATAGACCACTGGTGGGACTATAAAGACGAAAATAGCCAGCGCGGGAACGCTGACTAACTAAACAAGGTGTGATATTCGATGATTAGTTTTGAAATGAATATGTTCGACCCCAACGAATACGATGTAATGGTTGGAAGTGAACTAAGAGGAGAAATAAGATTCATCGATGGAAAGTATCGATTAGTTGTATTTCTTGGAAATTACAAAAGCAGCAGTACTCATTCAACCTTAGAAGGTGCATACGATACTGCAAGAGAACTACTTGATAAATATTAGATGAAAGAAGTGATTAAAATGAAATTCAGAGGTAAAAACAAAAGAAAAATTGGCAAAGATATACAAGAATTACGTTTAAGTCTTGGTGAAACTCAGAAAGTGTTTGGAGCTAGAATTAATGTTTCCCAAACTTCTGTAATGAACTGGGAAAAAGGGAGATATCTACCAAACTATGCGACAGCAAAAAAACTTTCAGATTTATATGAACAAACGTTTCTGGAAAATAAACAAAGCAATGTATCATCTTGCGACAAAGGACAAACATCTACTAATCCTGACGTACTAGATAAACTGACAGTTTTGGCAGAAATATTAGGGATTGAACGATTAAATACTAATAATTCAATAGAACAGTATAGTACAGAAGAATTAATCAGAGAACTGAAAAGAAGAATACTAAAAAAAGACGACTTATAAAAGCCGTCATACAAATATTAACTAAAGTTATTATAACACGTTGGAAGGGGATATTCAATGAGTCGGTTATTAATTAACGAACCACCTTTACAAGTGCTGCCATCGCTTGCTAAAGAAATCGGCTTGAATGAAGCGATTATGCTCCAACAAATGCACTACTGGTTGATTAAGAGCAGCCATGAATTTGAAGGAGTTAAATGGTTTTATAAGACATTAGAAGATTGGAAAACAGAATTCCCATTCTGGTCAGCAATGACTATCAGAAGGACTTTGACCAACTTAGAAAAACAGAAAGTCATTAGAATTGGGAACTTTAATAAGAAAAAATTCGACAAAACAAAATGGTACACAATCGATTACCAATGTGTGAACAGACGATGTGTTCAAAATGAACAGACGATGTGTTCAGATTGTACAGATGGATGTGTTCAATTTGAACAGACATATACCAGAGAATACACAGAGACTACTACAGAGAATAATAATAATGTCTCAGAGGAGAAAACGAGTAAGGTTGTTTGGACTGATGAGACTAGACATATTATTGATTATCTAAATAAACGCTCTGGAAAGAAATGGTCAGTTAAGACTAAGAAGACAGTACAGTTAATCCATAAGCTGTTAGACAATGGATTCACAGTTGAAGACTTTGAGAAAGTTATTGATTTCAAGTGTAAGCAGTGGCTGAATAACGAGGAGATGAATAAGTATCTAAGACCAGAAACACTATTCGGCGGAAAGTTTGAAAGATACTTAAACGAGGCACCAGATAGAGTGAATAGAAATGTATCGTCTGGACAATCTGTTGAAGACAAGATGAGAGACTTATACGGACAGAATTGGCAGGGTTGGCAATGAACAATTACGAGTTAGAAAAATCAATCATATCTGCAATCCTACAAGATTTCGATAAAGCTCAATCAACGTATCTGCAAGCTGAATGGTTCACAGATAACAATTTTAAAACGATCTTTGAAATTTTAAACAACAACGGTAGTCGTTTAGATGGATTGATGGAGCTGTTCGCTAAGGTTAGAACAGAAATGAAGGAAAATTCCATTGGATATGAGTATCTACTAGCATTACAGCAAGAGAACGCAACAACATCCGGATTAGATTACCTGGCTAATCAACTACATCGTGAGTATTTGAGAGCTAAACTCGAAAAGGTTAAAGCCGAACACACAGAATTCCCAACTAAGCAATTAGAAGCAGAAATGCTTGAATTGTTAAATGCGATTTCTAAGCTATCCAGAAAACGAAACGTCGGGGACTTATCAGAAACGTTTGAACAATTCGAGTATGAGCTGGAACACGATATCGAAGATGGAATTAAGACGTTCAGCGGATTGGATGCAGCACTTGGAGGCGGAATTGGTCCAGGAATGCTAGTGACTGTAGGAGCTAGGCCATCAGTCGGAAAGAGTGCCTGGACAATCAATCTAATCGATAGAGCGCTACAGAGAAACGAAGGGTTAAGAGTAGACCTGTTTAGCCTTGAGATGAGCAAGAAGGAAGTATTCTCACGATTCGTCGCAAAGATGACTACTCTGAATACGTACTACCTTCGCAAGATGAATCGAATGCTGAAGCCTGGAGATAAGGATCTAGTGAGAGCGACTATTGAGTATTTCAAACAGAAAGACTTGAAAGTCTATGACACGGTATCTGAACTCAATCACATTCTTGGAATTATTAAAGAACGTGCTGCAGGTCAAGCACCAGGTAAATATTTAGCAGTCATCGATTATGTCGGTTTAATCAAAGTTAACAACAATCGTGATAGAAGGTTACAAATCGAGCAGATTACAAGGGAATTGAAGAACCTTGCTAATGAACATCAAGTGCCTATTGTTATCTTATCGCAGTTATCTCGTGGAGTAGAACAGCGCCAGGATAAATCACCAATCTTGAGTGATTTAAGAGAGTCAGGCTCAATCGAGCAAGATTCAAATGTCGTTGGATTTTTGAGCAACGAAGAGACAGAAGAGAATCACGAAGGCTATCAACGAGTGAAGTTCTCTATAAAGAAAAACCGTGAAGGCGATTTGATGGATTCAACATTCAAGTTCTATAAAGCTCAAATGAATTTTGTAGAGGAGTTTGAACGTAGATGAATGCAAGAGAGTTCGAAAAAATTATGCAGTCGGAAGGATTAAAGACAACTCGAGCAGTAATGATCATGTTACAAGAGGCTAAGCAGTTCCAGAAGAACATTAAGGCAATGAGTATGTATAAACATCTTCCTTACGCTGCAGAATACATTGAAAAGCAGGAAGAACAGAAAGACAAAGCTATATGGCAAGCGCTGGAAGTGGCTCAACTAGAAAAGATGTATGGATTTCGATTAGTTGAGGATAGAAATGATGTAATAATAGCCACTTACCAAGTTTCAGAGCCACACAGTGAAGTAATGAAGAAAATCAGGAGCCATATTGAAATCATGGCGGAATTGGAGAAGGAGTATGGCATTTGTAATTAAAAACAGCAATATGTACTTTAAAAAAATTAATGATCACAGCAGCATAGCCGGATATTTGGACAGAAAACATCCAGTTAAAACATTTGAATTCAAAGCAAGTCAACAAGAAGCGATGAAATTCAAAAAGTACGGTGAAGCTAGAAAGTACATGAAGGAGAACGGAGTGAGCGGAAACATCATCGAAATAGCCGTATCAAAGCCATTCCATATTAACAAGATGGAAAAGAACATCGGACCTAATAGGTTAGACGCTTGGTATGATTCAGTATTGATGGATACCAGGGAAGATATTGAAAAGATGATTGCAGATTCTGAGAACAATTTCAATCACATGGCTAGAGACATATTGAAAATCAGAACAACAACATTAAATCAATTTTTACGTAATCCATACGAGATTGGGTGGAACACTCGTAAGAAAATCATGGGCAGATTAGAAGCATATTTTGAAGGAGTCGGAATTAAATGAATTTAAATGATCCAATTAAAAAAAGACAAATCGAACGTGAAGAGTTAATCCGATTAGTTCAAAACTGGTTTGTAGAACGTGGTTTGGATACTTTGGACGGAAGTGGCCAGCTAACCAAACTACAGGAAGAAGTAGACGAATTGAAAGAAGCATATATCCATATCAACCGTGATGAAGAGATTGACGCGGTTGGAGATATTACAGTAGTGCTAATCGGATATTGCATGCAGCGCAATCTTGATTTCATGGATTGCTTAGAAAGTGCTTATCACGAGATTAAGGACCGTAAAGGTAAAGTTATCAACGGTGTGTTCGTGAAAGAGGTGTAGTAATGGATTTAGTGAACGTGAGTGATTTAACTGAAAAAGCGAAAATCAAAGAAGCGGTTAAACATCCAAAGCATTACCAAGGCATTTACGGATTAGAAGTGTTCACTGTGATGGACAATTTCATTCCAAAATACGAAAACTCATTCGATGGATACCTGGCAGGAAATATTTTGAAGTATGTGCTGCGAGCACCAAGCAAAGGAAAAATGCTCGAGGATCTAAAAAAGGCAAAAGAACATTTGGACTTGTTAATTGAAAGGTTAGAGGATTAATCAGTAAAACAAATCAATGTGTGGTTAGAAGAGAGCAAAAATCATTGGAGAGAGGCAAATGAGGAAGAAAAACACGCAAACTCACTTAGCTATCAAGCGAACAACAAAAATCAGAATTAGGCTCGGTTATTGGTTTAGATATTTACTCGGTATCAAATCGCCATCGAGAGAGTTCGAAAAAGCGTTGGTGGGAGATAGCTATTCGGAAAAAGAATTCAGAAAAATGTATATAAGAGGTGCGGAACAGTTAGCGTTTGAAAAATTAAGAAGAGCAATGGAGGAAACAACGTGGAAAAAAGTTTGAGAGCATTGATAATTGGTTTTTGTCTTAGCGGTATACTAGCAAGCGCAAAATTGCTAGGCGTTGATTTTACATGGAATTTTGTATTGTTGCCGTTTCTGATACCGTTATCGCTTTTCTTGGCGTTGATTATTAACATCGTTTATGTAGACGGTATAGACGATATAAAGAGCGAAATGGAGAAAAAAAGAAGATGAACGATAAAGAATTCGAAAAGTACCTTAAAAATATTGAGGAGGACCAATTATGAAAGAGAAATCAGAGTTTGATAAATTAAAAGACGATGTACATTACTTAATCGTGGCTCATTGCAAGTACAAGGATATGTCGATGTATGACAGAGCGTTGAAACAGTTTCAAAAAGATATTAACTATGGACAGTTAGAAGAGATGA